CCTATACAGTGTATTTACTCCAAAAAAAAAATTAATTTTTATTTGACATTTATGTGGCAATGCAATATAATAACATAAATACTCAGTAGAAACCATGAGTAGCTACATATACAGGACATTACAAATGAAATACCTATCAGAAAAAATGCTGTCTATCTTGGAACGTTTAAGTGAAATGTTTCCAGGTAACAGTTATCAAAGCCGCTTAGATCAATATCTAAGCACCAAAGGCATTACCGATGCTGCACAGTTGGAAACTTACGTCCGACAATTTAATTCTCAACTAGAAACTTATCTATGAAAAACTTTTTAAAAACCATTTACAAAGGTCTAATCACCTGGACAGAAATGATCCACGAATATCGTCAACACTCTGCCAGCAGACACCATTATTGGAAATAATCATGGAATTAGTAGCAATTCAAATTATATTATTTGGGATAATAATTCTAATGTATTTGGTACAGGAGTTGGATCAATGAACTATTTAGACACATTGTTGATGTTGATACGCTGGGCGCAACAAGGTTGGGAAGTCCATCCTATCAACCTCAATGATGAAATCACTGGTTGGGTTTAATCCAAAAATTGATAAGTAATTGATGAATGAACTTATTGCCACCTTGGTGATGACACACATCACCATAGTGTGTGTTACTTTGTATCTACACCGCGGGCAAGCACATCGCGGCATACTTTTTCACCCTGTGCTAGAACACTTCATGCGAGCCTGGCTATGGCTCACCACAGGCATGGTTACCAAACAGTGGGTAGCAATACATCGTAAACATCACAGATTCACAGAAGAATCTGGCGATCCACACAGCCCACATGTGTACGGAATTCTTAGAATTTTATTTCGCGGCGCTGAACTGTATCATTCGGCCAGCAAAGACTCTGAGATGGTGCAACAATATGGCGCAGGCACACCCAACGATTGGCTGGAACAAAACGTATACACCAAGCACAGCCGCCTGGGTATCTTGCTCATGTTACTGATAGATCTATTGCTGTTTGGTTATTGGGGCGTGTTAATATGGATTATCCAAATGATATGGATCCCATTCTGGGCGGCAGGTGTAATCAATGGGTTAGGACACTGGTGGGGGTATCGAAATGGTGAAACCAAAGATCACAGTAGAAACATTGTTCCTTGGGACATTGTTGTTGGTGGCGAATGCCTGCATAATAACCATCATTTGGATCCTGCTAACCCTCGACTGAGCCGTCGTTGGTTTGAATTTGATGCAGGCTGGATGTGGATACAAATTTTTAAATTTTCTAGGTTATTGACTTTAAAAAATTAGTGATCGCTCACTACAAATAATTGTTGCACTGCACAATAATTATCATATATAATATAGTACAAGACGCTGCATAGGGCGGGTCTTGTTAACATTTCGCTTAATAAAGGAAAATAAAATGTTCGCATTAGATAACACAATCGACTCTATTCAAACCAGTCAAAAAACTTTCGTTAAAACTTTTGTTCAAAATGAAACAATTGCAGATACACTCAACAAACTAGTTGATACCAACGCCGAATACTCCAAAAAGGCTGTTAAATTGGGTGCTGACACAATGGCTACTTTGGTCGAAGAGGCCACCAAATTTGCTCAAACTGCTGGTAAATTTGATTACGCTAAAATGGTTGAAGAGTTTACGCCAAAAGCAAGTAAAAAATAAAACAATAATTGTTTGGCCAAAATCCAGTATTTCGATACTGGATTTTTTTTTGCCATAAGTAATTGTACAATCATTATAGCATGCTATAATACATGCACTAACTTATTTAATTATCATGACCACACCAGACTCAGACACCAATGTAAAAGATCATTCACAGCTGTTGAACGATACAGGTATGTATGTTTTTATGGGTCCAGTGGACGATGAAGCCATCAAACCTATCATTGAATGGATTCTTGTTGAAAATCATGTGGTCAAGAAAAAGAAAAAAGAACTGCTACTAATGATCTGCAGTGAAGGCGGCGATCTCCAAAGTGCGTTTGCACTGATAGATGTGATGAATGCCAGTAGTATTCCGGTTAAAACCATTGGACTAGGACAAATTGCCAGTGCAGGACTGTGTATATTCATTGCAGGGGCCAAGGGCCGCAGGGTTCTTACACCCAACACAAGTATTCTAAGTCATCAGTACAGCTGGGGCAGTGACGGCAAAGCACATGAATTGTTTGCACAGGTAAAAGAATACGAACTCACATTTCAGCGCATGTTAGAGTTGTATCGTAATGCAACTGGATTAGATGACGACGCCATACGCAAATACCTGCTGCCGCCACAGGATGTTTGGCTAAGTTCCAAAGATGCATTGGAATTGCACATCTGTGACTATGTGAGTGATCTCAAGAAGTAATTACTTCTGACGCTTACGCCCTAGAGTTTTTTCGTTACCAAATTTCTCTGGTTCTTGATAGGCCTTGACATTGCTACGAGGCGGAATATAATCAACCAACTCCCCAGCTTTGCCCTTGTCTGCATCACCAGCAGTGGCAGTCTGCTCTACATTGGGTTCAACCTTGGGTTGTTTGTTGATGTTAAAAACCAACTTGCCACTTGAACTAGATGTGCTGGAATAACTCTTTTGTGCCTCCAGTGTGACTTCGGTAAACAACTTGCTGGGCCATACTGTATTAAACCCTTGGATTATGAATTCTGTTTTGGCATTTTTAGCTTCAGTGTACATCTGCACAAACGCCGAGTTATTGAGAATGTCAGCGGCAGCATCACTGAAGTCTGTGGTCATGTTGATATGATTAACAACCTTGTACGCAATACTTGCTACCATGTGATTCAATGGTACTATCTTGCTGGGATCTTCTGCAGTGCGATCGTGATAAATCTTCTTTAGATTTTTACTGATATTGATTTTGTCAATATCAAAGTCTTTGACACCTGCATATTGCTTTAAACCCATTACTTGTTGTACTTCTGCAGCAGTGATTAATTCTTGTTCTACTGCCAGGGTCAATGGGCCTGAATTATGATCACCTCGGTCAATGGTTTCTAGAATTTCAATCACATCGGCATATTGCTGTCGGAACTGTGTCATACCAGCAGCTTCTAGTTCACGCACACTGGTCAATAAGTTTATGCTAGATGCCATCGCACCCTTGGCGCCTTTTGAACTGAGTTTGATCTGTTTGCCTTCAGGACTGATCAACAAACTATCGTATAACCCACCGCTGACATTTTGATTGAAACTCACAACAGATCCTGCAAATCCATCTTGACCCATGAAGATTTCCGCGGCCTTGGCAGCATTGCCTTTGACTGGAATACCACGGATCAGCACGATAGGTTGTAGCATTTCGCAAAAGTAATCACGGAAACCAGCAAAGTCCATCTTGCCCGCAGGCACACTCACAGGAAACCTGTCAGTGGAAGTAATAATAACTGCGGCGCGATACTCGTCTGAGCTTTCACCAAACTTGGCAGCAATCTGTGCCAGTATACTGGATGGAGTTTGACTTTTGAATTCAGTCAACACATCACTGGGTTTGTAACCGACTTTTTCTTTGCTGCCACGAGCATCCGATTGACTAAACCCACCAGGTATATCTTTGGTTTGGAAAAATGTATTTTGTGTTCTGACCGGTTTGATTTCCTCGGCAAATTTTGCCAAGTATCTAGGACCCACCGCGGTATTAAATGCTGCTATGCCAAATGCTCGTGTTCTTGCATTGGGACGATTAATCTGTTCAATCTCACGCCCAACTTGATCTTCTACCTGAGCAAAGGCCGCCAACATTTGTTGGACATCTGTGTATGATCCAACTTCTGGGTAAAAAGTCAGTCCCTGAAATGCAATTTGATCGTCGGCATCAGGGCCACGGTTGTAAATTTCGCCAGGTTGCCGGGCACTTAGTCCACGACTTTCTTCTAAATTGTCTAGCAAATCAAGTAGGTCACGCATTGTATTTTTCCAAAAATTATAGTATACTTATACAATATTATGGCAGTAGCTGTTAGTTTATAAATAAAAATTACAATGTCATTTGAAAAAACTTTTTGCTCAAGCCCATGGTTGCACATGAGAATCAACAATTCTGGCAGTTACGAGTATTGCAGATGGCAATCCAAAACATCTCAAACCAGCAGGATTGACGCTGATCACAACATAAGAAATCAATCACCAATTGACTACTTTCAGAATACCATGGCGCCCATACGGACAAAATTACTTTCGGGTCAAGACCATGCTCCATGTTCTGAATGTCATCACATGGAACAACACAAAAAACCCAGTGGTAGACAGCGCCAGTTATTGAAAGTTGGTGTCACTGTTGACAAATTTGAAAAAACCATGATCAGCAGTCCGGTATTTCACGAATTTAAATACAGCAATGATCACGCCGGACACACCAATAGATTGCCCAGTGACTGGCAGATTGATCTTGGTAATTTTTGCAATTCGGCGTGTGTGTATTGTAATCCAGAATTTAGCAGTAGATTGGCCACAGAATTTAAACGCATTGGATTGATAGATCAAATGCCTCCGGGCTCGTGGTGCAACGATGAAAAATTAATAAAAAAGTTCATTGACAATTTAAGCGTCTGCAATGAATTGCATTACCTGCACTTTCTTGGAGGTGAAACACTGATCACGCCTGGATTTGAAATTATTCTAAAAGGGATCATTGCCGCAGGCCTGGCCAAGAATGTCACAATAGGATTCACTACAAATCTCACTGTATGGAACAGTGATGTTATTGATTTGTTAACACAATTCAAACAGGTCAATTTGGGAGTAAGCATTGATACCTTGACGCCAGTCAATGACTACGTGCGTTGGCCCAGTGATTTGCCCGAGGTCAATAAAATTTTAAATCAATGGATATCATTGTCTAAAAATCATGGTTGGTTAATGCAACTCAGAGTAACTCCAACTTGTTTGACAATACATGACTTGACAACAATTTATGATTTTGCATGGGACAATAAATTGTCAGTGGAAAGCTGTAATTTTCTTCAAGACCCAGAATTTTTAAGAATCAATGTGTTACCAAAACAACAAAGACTACAAATTTGTCAAGGTATAAAACAATGGATTGATGCACACACTGTAGAATCAACTGCGCAAATAATAAACACACGCGATCCTGGCATTGTGGAACAACAGTTGGTACAGGATGCAGCTAGTTATTGTAATTTGTTGGAGTTTGGCGAAGATGAACACCATCGATTGCCGCAACTTGTGCAGTATTTAAAAAAATTAGAAGCCAGCCGTAGCAATTGTGTGTTAGACTATGTGCCCCAATATGAATCAATTTTCAGATCTGCTGGGTACTGACATTCAACTCAATGTGCAATTACGACTGTCAGCTATTGTTGACAACGGCGTACCCACTGCCTTGGTCAAATACAACAATAAAATTTTGTTAAATCAAACACTTGATAGTGCAGTTTGTATAAACTGGGATTGTGGTCTGCTTGATCCCATGTGCATCCAGGTAGAACTCATTGATAAAATATACAATGATCAAAAAGAAACTGCAATAATTATTGAATCCTTGACAGTTGATGGTGTTGCACTGATTCCTAAATACAATAATTTGATTACTTATGTCAATGATCATGATATAGATACTCCTACTAATTATTTGGGATTCAATGGCATTTGGGAATTGCATATTCCTAGGCCATTTTATCAATGGCTACACACCGTGCAAGGTCAAGGACTGTTGATCGAATAATGAAAATTAGACTAATTGGACTACGCAACAATCTAGGTATTGGTCGGCACTACACCTGCTTTGCAGACGCTATCAAAAGAGTCAACGGCATTGGTAATCTTGTGGAAGAAATCAACTTTCAAGATTCGGCACAATTAAATTCAGCAGTGCAACAAAGCCAACCTGGAGACATCAACATCAGCTTTGTGCCCATGAACATACATGAACATTTTTGCGGACACAACGTTCAATGGACTGTGTTTGAAAGCACTCGCATACCCAGTTTGTTGATGAAGGTATTGCCACATGCTGACAGTGTGTGGGTTCCCAGTGGTTGGGGACAACAAACATTGATTACTCACGGAATTGATCCAGCCCGTGTGGCAGTGGTTCCTGAAGGCGTGGACACAGATCAATTCCATCCGTATGCTAGACCCAGCAACTTGGGCCGTCCGTTTAGATTTTTGTTTGTGGGCAAATACGAACAAAGAAAAAGTTGCAACGAAGTTATCCAAGCATTTGCACAAGCATTTGGCAATAATCCAATGGTAGAGCTGGTGATCAAAACAAACTATTTTGTAGGATACGGGCTGACTCAACAGGATTTAGAAAAATACATACAAGATCAAGGGCTAACCAATGTGCAAGTGTTCTGGGGCGAAGCTGATAATCTAGTGGACTTTTATCGCAACTGTGACGTTTTTGTGTTGCCATCCAAAGGCGAAGGTTGGGGCCTGCCCATCATTGAAGCTGCCGCATCAGGTATGCCCATTGTGTCAACATTTTACAGTGGGCATAGAGAATACCTGCAACACATAACAAGTGGCACAGTGCCTGTGGACTACAAATTGGGCACAATTGAGTGTCCCGAATACCACAGATTTTATCCCGAACCCAGCAACAATTGGGGACTATGGGCCATACCTGATGTTGACCATTTGGCAGAATGCCTGAGGTTTGCTAAAAATCACTGGGATTTTTTAGCACCCAATGCTCTTAAAAACAGCAGGGTTATCAGAACTGAATTTAGTTGGGCAAATAGCGTAAATTCTGCCCTAAAAACCCTTCAAAATCAAGGACTTTTATCTGGTTGACCAAATACTCCCAAACTGCTATAATCATAGTATGAAATTAGATACTGATGAAATTTTGCAATGGGCCGGAGCTGTGTTTATTGTAGCAGGACACAGTTTAAATGCCGCAGGTCCTGAGGCCTATCCTTACAATATCCTTACATTTTTTATAGGAACAATACTGTTTCTGGCCTGGACTATCCGTGTTCGAAACAAGCCACAGATGTTTGTGAACCTGGTGAGTGTGGCCATTGGGTTTACAGGACTAGTAAAAGCAATTGGCCAAGTTTAAAGGAAAACATAAGCAATGAAAGCATTTCTTGAAATCACTGATTGGGGCAACGAACGGGTGGTCAATCACGTTTACTTCTTAAGCGACAGCAAAGACAAGATGTATGCTTACATCAACAAGGAAGGTCGGATTGATGAAGTTAAAACTCCGTATCGCTTTCATGTTCGCGGACGCAAGTTTAAAGAGATCGCCAACACCTGGGGATTCCGACCACGTGATGAAGTAGAAGTAGAATCAGCAGGTGAACAGTACCGGGTTCCTGGTAGCAAGGGTGCAGTTTATACTGTGACCAATGACCGCGGAAGTTGGACTTGCACCTGCCCTGCATCGAAATGGCAAAAGGGCGAGTGCAAACACATTGTGAAATTAAAGACCGAAGCGTGACTTGAAGTAGTTGAAGTTTTGCAGTTGTTCTTCTGCTGTTAATGTTCTGTTATACATCAACACCACAGCAATCTTACCTTGCATGTTGCGATTCTCATAGCCACTGGTACCAACATATAATTGTGTAGGTCCAGAGAAAGCAGGGTTGGTTGTTGTGCCTCCCATGACATTCCATCCGGCCACTGCCTGATCGCTTGCTATTCCATTTACGTAGAAAGTGGTTGCACCAAAGGTTCCAGCAGCCCAATCGTCGTCATTGCCGGGATTGGGTGCTTCCCAGCCGTTGTTGTAAAATCTCATGCTCTTGTCGCCTGGGATACCAAATAGGCCTGCTAGTCCACTCACAGTGAAATCAGGTTGGAATACCATGGTAAAATCTTGATACACATTGGTTGATGCAGTGTGGATACTGCCACCAAATGAGTTTGATCCACTACCGCCTGCATTGGTAGACCAGTTGAAATAACTGGTCTGGCCATCAGCCACATAGGATATAGCACTGTAGTCGTTGACCACAGTTCCGTTATTGGCGGCAGTGGACAAGTCAGTTACGGCAGTGCCTGTTCCTGGGTAACTGGCAGGATCGCTAAAATCGTAATGTAATACTAATCCATCAGTGACTATTGACGAAGTCTGTGTAACGGACACGCCAGCTCCAACAGTGATTCCAGGTCCTATAGTTATGGCCATTGTTTAACTTATCTTGGTGTAACCGTAATTTACAGTTACAGCGTTGCCGCTGGTGTTGTTGATACCAAAAGAGAACACATTGGTGTTGGCCACCGCAGGTTGAGCATTGGCGATAGCACCGGCTGTGCCTATAATCTGAGCAGGGATGCTGGTAAACATCAATATGTTGCCACCGCCTTCATAGTTCCAGGCAAACTGTTGACCTATCACTGGCACGTTGGTGTTGGACACACTGACCGTGGCATTGTAGACTATGATACCGTTGGGTATGTTACCAAGGACCCATAGTTGATACGTGTTGTTGATCGGCACAGTGAAATTCTGTGTGCTGTTGCCTACGGGCACAGTCCAAGTGCTTTCGAATGTTGTGGCAACATTAGATAAGGTATTACCATTACCAAAGAAATTAGCGGCTGTAACATTGCCTGTGGCACTGATATTACCAGCTGAAATATTACCGGCACCAGTGATGTTGCCGCCACTCATGGTGATGGCACCGCCTGAGCCTGTGGTAATTAAATTACCGCCGGTTATGTTGCCAGAACCTCCTACTGTACCAGTGCCAAATGCTACATTGCCATTGAAATTTGCACCATTGACATTTCCGCCAGTTATAGTACCTGATCCAACAGTTAAGTTTCCACTGACAATGTTGCCAACAGCACTGATGTTGCCAGGAGCACTCAAATTGCCAGTAGTATCAAATTGCCAAGTTCCACTAACAGTGGTAATAAAACCACCATTGCCACTAACGCCCATATAAGAGCTTTCATCAGCAGTTATCAAGTTTACATAACCACCACCAGCAAATAGATCCAAATTGGCGCCTAGGGGTCTAATTCGACTGCCACCGGGCAATGTTAATGTGCCAGCGGTATTAAATATCCACTGTGCTGAGTTACCAGCCGCATCATTGCTGTTGATTACGATGTTGCCGGTATTGGCCAACTGTATATACTTGTTGTCATCGCCGATGAACTGATTGAAGTATTGATTGTTGCCGGTGTCAAAATGTATGTGTGTGGGTTCGTCAATGATATTGCCCCGCACTCGCAGGTATAAATCATTTGTTAGGGACACAGGATCCGGTGCAAGATACAGTCCACTCTGTGTGTTGCTGGTGCCGGTGCCGATCACTGCCTCACCATTGAATGTGACGCCGCCGGTTACTCGATTACCGTTGGCATAGTTTATTGCGATAATATTACCCGGCAAGGTCAAGTTACCATTGGCACCAAAGGTCCACTGTGCTGTGTTGCCTGTATCGTCGTTGCTGTTGACCACGACATTACCGGTATTGGCCAACTTGACATACAAGTTGTCGTCGCCTAAGAATAACTCTGTGTTGTATAAGTTGCCTGTGGTCAAGTGCAAGTGATTGGCATCATTGACTGTGGGATAAATCAACAACTCTTGATCAGCATTGGTTCCACCTGTTGGTTTTAAAGCAATGGCACTACCACTAAGTCCGCCGTCCGGAATGTTGGTTTCATAAACAACACCACCCATTGGCAAGTTGAGGTTACCAGCCCCGTCAAAAGTCCAGGTACCACCGGCTTGAATCACAACATCACCTGCCAATGCGCTTGCATCAGCGGCACCCGAAGTTAGATAGATAGTGCCACCATTAACGCCATTACCAGTGCTGTCGCCAGCTTCGATGATTACATTACCACCTGCAGCACCTCTATCAATATTGCCCATGTTGCCGCCAGCATCGCCGGCACGGAGTGTGAGTAGACCACCGTCTTGGGCAGGATAGTTGTCAACGCCAGTGGAAGCCGCACCGCCCTGGCCGCCCTGTATGGTAATAGTTCCGCCTGATCCACCAAAATCAACGTTGGATGCTCCACCGCGGCCGCCTTCAATCACAACATCGCCGCCACTGCTGTCGCTGTCTTCGGCCGAATCACCAGCAAAAATATTGATGTCACCACCTTCGGAAGTAGATCCTGCACTGCGATCACGAGCCTGTAACAAGATGTCATCGGCTGAGTAGAGTTGTATGTCTGCACCGTTGCCTGTGGCACGGTTGTCGATGTCTATGGTAGCTGTACCAACAATATTGCCGGGAATAGTTACATTACCTGTTGTGTCAAAAGTCCAGGTACCTGCACCTGCTACCGCCACTGTGACATTGCCGTTGGCCGTGGCTATGGCCACGTTGCTGTTGCCGTTTGAAATGCTTGACGTGGACACATTGATACCGGTCAGTTGGCTGCCGTTGCCAAAGAAATAGTTGCCAGTGATGTTGCCTGTAGCACTGACCAATCCAGTAGTAGTAATGTTGCCGCCTGCAATGTTACCACTGGAGGGTTCAACTGTGGCATAGTTTACATATTTTATGTTGCCATCATAAGTCATTATACTCATGGCACCATTGGAGGTGATATCTTGTGTGACCACAGGAGCTGGTAAACTGGTCAATTCACTGCCGTTACCTTTGATGTAAGCACCTGTGACGTTGCCAGTGGCACTGACGTTGGCCGGTGCTGTCAAGTTGCCATTTGAGTCAAAGGTCCATTGATAAGTGCCACCCAGACTGCGCACCGTGACTTGGCCATCACCGGTTATGCTTACGTCTGAGGCACTGGTCTGCACTATGCTGGCATTGGACCAGGTCAAACTTCCACCGGTAATGCTTATATTACCAGCAGTGATGTTGCCTGTAGTTGATATGCTGGTGTTACTATCGTTTTGTAATACAGCATTGCCGTTGACTGTAAGCACATTGCCTGGGCTTAGACTGACAGGCACATTGTTCATAAAAATGGTAGCGTTCGACACATACAAATCGTTCCACTGATTTGTGGCATTGCCCAAACTGTAAATAGCATTGCCACTTGGAATGATATTGCCGGCCCATCCTGATTCACCGTAGGCCACAGCATTGCTATTGCCATACGTTGCTGGGAATCCATTTGCTTGACTGACATTGCCAAAGAAATATCCACCTGTGATATTGCCAGTGGTGCTCACTGTGTTGGCACCAAACCCAGCCAACAATGTGACCACGTTGGCATTGCCGTAAGTTGCGGCGAGCCCAGTCAATTGACTGCCGTTGCCAAAGAAATATGGTGCAGTGATGTTGCCAACTGCACTCAACCCAATGTTTGTGGTCCACACATTGCCGGTAGAATTATATAACAATGTAGCAATGTTATCATTGGCACCTACAGTAATGCCAGAACCATTGGCCGCATTGGCTGTGCTGGCTGCATTGGCCAATTGAATGGTCAATGTTTCGGTAACAATGTTGCCAACTTGTATAATGTTGCCTTGGACTGTTAAATTTCCAGCCACAGTCAGGTCACCATTTACCGAAGTGCCGGCACTGATGTTTAGATACTGAGAATACACTGTGGCCCAACGACGTGTTGCACTACCTAAATTTCTAATGTTTGCTGTGTCTGGAAGCACAGATGAATTGACTACTACTGTGCCAACTCCATTGGGCACCAAGTTGATATTGCCATTGGTATTGGTGGTTAGAACAGTGTTGTTGGCAATTTGGATATTGCTGTTCACTGGACCTGCAGCAAATATTTGGTCAAAGTTTACATTAACTGCCGTAAAAGCCGTGATCAATGATTCACCTGGAGGTACAGTGTTGATGATCTGTTGACCACCCGAACTAAAAACCGCAGTCATGTTGCCCGAAGCGTTGGAAACTGCGTATGTTGCACCACCTGGCAAACTGGATAGGGTTATTGTGCTTGTGGGATATCCTGGTATCACTGTGCCAATGTAATAGGTGGCATTGGCCGTGATGCCACCAAACGTGTTGCCCGAAAACACAATGGGCAGACCCGAAAACATATTGTCCACGGAATTGACGGTTATGATATTTCCAACAGGATTGGCAGCAGTGGCGTAAATGGTATATTGTGTCATTGAAGTAAATCAACCTTTATTGTTATTTATGGTTAAACTTGGTTCTAAAACTGTTGCGTAGATTCTGCAATCGTGTTATACTAGCATCATACTGTTAGTTAACAGTTATTTTAAATTTAAAAAGGAAAACTTAAATTATGATCACTCGTTTTAGTCCAAAAACAAAAACCTACAAACTGTTCACAGCATTGCACAGTGGCGAAACTGTTACTCCTGCCCAGGCTGAGAAACGTTTTGGTATCAAGAACATTTCTGCCGAAGCCAGCAGAATCCGTTCCGCTGGATTTGCAGTGTATTGCAACACCCGTAAAGCTGGCAACGGTGTAATGGTATCAGAATACGCCATTGGCAAACCTTCACGCAAGGTTGTGGCTGCTGGTTACCGAGCATTGGCCATGGGCCTGGTGTAATTCTTAGTTTAGGCTAGGAAGTTGTAAAAACCCTGCATTATGTAGGGTTTTTTATTGACCTAAAAATCACAACAGTGTAAAATATAGTTTTAGCCAAGTTTAATAACCATGTCAAATTTCTTACTGCGTTGGTTGGAACGTCATGACCGTAAACGTATCATAATGGATCGAGTCAATGACGCACCTTATTTAGAACGTTATTATGTTTTTTTAAAAGATCGTGCACGTTTTCCATTCAATGTGTTTTTACATCGATTCTTAAAAAGCGACCCAGATGATGTGCATGATCATCCGTGGCCGTATTTTACTCTCATTCTAAAAGGTGGCTACACCGAATGGATCCCGCATTTTAACATGCACGGTCAAAAAGTCATGGAAGTTGCAGTATGGCGCGGTCCTGGGCATTTTAGATTTAGCCGTGCAACCAGTTATCATCGTATTGAAATAGATCCAACAGTTGACACATGGACACTGTTTGTTCCTGGCCCAAAACAACGAGACTGGGGCTTTTTGACTCGCACCGGATGGATAGAAAGCGAGCAGTATCTTGCTCAACGGGCTCAACAATGATTTACTTAAATATTGCCATAGTGATGCTGACCGGGTACTGGTTAGTGACCTTTGATTACACAGAACGCCGGATCACTTATATTTTTGATGGTATAATTTTTAGTTGGAATTTGGCAGAAATTTTGTTGTACGTAAATAAACTATTGGGGGAATAAGATGGACATCAACATTGGTGATATTGTGATCGGTATGGTATTCGGTATTGTGTTATCCATAATGACATTTAACTGGATAATGAACAGAATTGGTGCACAAATTGCTGCCGAACTAGAGCAGGCACTGCCTGACAACATAGGTGTCACTGTTGAGGTTGACCAAAATGTAATTTACTGCTATAATAGCGAAACAAATCAATTTCTCTGTCAAGGGCAAACACTGAAAGAAATACAGGAAGCATTCCAATCAAGATTTCCCAACATCAGTGCTTATATTGTTGGCGGAGATCCTGCAGTTGTGGCACAGTGGAAAAAAGAAATAAAAAATGAAATTAGCAATCACATCAGATCTACATCTTGAATTCAGCGACATTGTTCTTGAGAACAATGAGTCAGCTGATGTGTTGATTCTTGGCGGTGATATCTATGTGGCAGACTCACTGACATCTGCAGTGACAGACTTTTTTCAGCGTGTGAGTTTTCGATTCCCTGAAACTATCTACGTCATGGGAAACCACGAACACTATCATGGAGACTATGCCAAAAGTGCTGAGCGTATTCAAAACATGTTGGATTCGTTGAACATCCGCAATGTACATTTATTGGATCGTAGCACATTAAAACTTGGTGATATCACATTCATTGGTGGCACACTATGGACTGATTTTAACCAGCGTGACCCATTGACCTTGCACGCCGCAGGCTCAATGATGAGTGATTTTCGCGGTGTTCGAAACACCAATGATCATGTAAGTTGGAAGTTTTTGCCTGTGCATGCTTTACAAGAGCACACAGACATGATCAACTATATAAAACTAGTGCTAGATAATCGTCGGGCCAACAACATACATGATCCAAATGTTGTGGTAGTAGGTCATCATGCTCCGAGTTTTCAAAGTATCGCAGAGCAGTACCAGGGTGACAAAGTGATGAATGGATGTTTTGCAAGTGATCTAAGCAAGCTGATTCTGAACTATCCAGAGATTGTGCTTTGGACTCACGGGCACATGCATGATGAGTTTGACTATGAAATTGGCACCACACGAGTGGTCTGCAACCCAAGAGGCTATCATGGATATGAAACCCGAGCCAACAATTTTGTCATCAAATATGTTGATGTCTAATTGTACTCACAGTGAAATTGATAAATGGATTGAATTTGCCGAGCATGAGATTTAGTTTTCAAGAGTGTCCAAGTTGGTTTACTAACTATGTAGTAGATGAATTTTTAGATGAGTTTCATTCTGGTGCTCATGCTACAAATGCAGTAAGTGATTCATTGAATGATTCTACACAGAGAGACAAGTTATTGGATTATGCAGTAGAATTTTTTACTGCCAAAGGGATTTGTGTTAAAAAGCAAGATCGTCAAATTTGGTTTGACATAGATGAAAATGATCCAAAATATTTTTGGCTTATATTAAAATGGAGTGAATGATGAGCAAACGAATTTATGAACTTGCTGAGCAAGCCGGAGCCTATTGCGAATCACTCAGAGGTGGCGATTATAAACCGCCAGTACTGGATGGCATGAACTTGGAAAAGTTTGCTGAGTTATTGATTCAGGAGTGTGCTGACTTTGCGTACCAGCAATCGATCTACTGTAAAGGTGTTCCATGGAATCAAGTTATTAAACAACATTTTAACATGGAAATAACAGACGCTGATCGAGCACCGTATTTTAGGACAACCACATGAAAATTTACAAAAGCAACTACCGATATCATTGGGTCAGTCCATATACCATTCTAAAAGCAGTTTGCTTTTGGGAAAAGGACGATGATGTTTTTTACAATCACGAAGATACGCCCGGCCACAAATACGACAAATGGGTGGCCCGTTTAGAACCCATTTGCAAGGCCTGGATGAAGTTTTTAGACTTTGTTCATCCCAAGATCAACTATGTAAAAATTGACAGATACGATACCTGGAGCATGGATCATACCCTGGCTGACATAATCTTGCCCATGCTCAAACAGTTGAAGACAACCAAGCATGGCTCTCCCAGTGTGGATGACCAGGATGTGCCTGAAGGACTAGGATTGAGAAGCACAGAAGCCGGACCCAAGGAAAACGAGTGGGACACCGACGATAACTGGTTCAAGCGTTGGGATTGGGTGTTGGATGAAATGATCTTTGCGTTTGAACACAAGGTCGACGATTCCTGGCAAGATGCTTTTCGCTCAGGCGAATTTGATCACAAAACAGTTGCCTGCGAATGGGACAAAAATGGCAAAGCCACCATGTACCACTGGGAAGATGGTCCAAATCACACATACAAATGTGACTACGAAGGCATGAAAAAAGTAGAGGAACGTATGCAAAACGGATTTGCATTGTTTGGCAAGTATTATCAAAATCTCTGGGACTGATGGAAGAAAATAACTCAGCCAAAGGCCGTGCCAGTTTTGATATAACTACAGGCAACACTTTGGTTAATTTTATTAACCGAAACGTCACACCATATCCTACCGAAGCTGGTGGTCCTAAATTTGATCTGATTCCTATAGAGAAACAGAAAGACATAATGATCAATCATGCTAGGATGTATGCCCAGCAAGAGTATGATAGAATTATGGAATTGGTTACAGTATTACAGAAACAAGCAGAAGACATCAAACGCAGACTTGATGTCACTGACATGGTTTATGCAGCAGAATATCAATTTCAAATTGTTATGGGCCAGTATTATTGGTTAGCGTTTGACACAAGAAAGCAAAAAATGATTTTATCACTTCACGGTCCAACTGAATGGAGCACAGGTAAACCAGAAAACTATGACTACATAACACAAGTCAAGTACATGGGCGACCATACCTGGATGGAAATTCAACATGACTGAACCGCAAAGTTCTGCAGTTTTTGCATCACATGTGAAACAATTACTAGCAGACACAGATCACAAAAAAGATCTTTGTGTTTACAAAAAAATTCCATTGATCGAATACACGGCATGGAAACAACAGTTTTCTTGGGATGCACTGTACGGTCTACGTTATGCTCAAAGTTTTTGCAATCATTTTAACATAACAGACAACATACTGTACCACGACACAAACATTGATCGAGCAGATAAGTATATAAAGGAACAGTATCTTGAATAAACGTCTTTATTTTGCGTATGGTGCCAATATGAATCGTGCGGTCATGCGCCGCCGATGCCCTACCGCTCAGCCGATCAAAGCCATGATGTTACAAAACTGGCAATTGGAATTCTACAGCCATGCCACCATAATTCCGGTCAACGGTGCACAATGTGCCGGTGTACTGTGGTCGTTGACACCGCAGGACGAAGATGAACTGGATCATTTTGAAGGATTTCCGCATTATTATTCAAAACGTGATTGGCGTCAAAATGGTAGTGATTTTTTCTTTTATGAAATGAACGGTCCACTGGGCGGTTATCCTGGCGAACGTTACGTAAATGATATTGGCTTATCTTATACTCAGTGGCGCTTGCCCGAAAAATTATTTGATGCGGCCATTGATCGAGTGTACACCAGATATGATCAAGAATATCCTGCCACCTAATCATGCTATTAGATCCTCCGGTTAGTTATCTCCGAGAAGCAGTGAGTTTTAGTCATGCCTGCGAAATCACCAAACCATTTGGAGAAATTGAATATATTTTAGCTTGGTGCAAATTAGGAATGGACGATGAATGGCGTTGGCAATTGATAGAAACCAGTTCTGACCGCACTCCGGGAAAATATATCTTTTATTTTGATTCAGAACGGGATTACCTGGCATTTGTAATGCGGTGGCACTGAGTTGACACCAATTCAAATGTGTGCTATAATTTAACTGTTATAAACTCTTTGGATAAACCATGATGAGCCTTTTGAACTTGACACTACGCCCTACTGTAATATTTGATGTAACAAATGTTGAACATAGAAAAACTGTTGAACAATTTTTTCGTACTGGCACCTGGCGGCGTACTGATGTAATTTTTTTGTTGGAAACTCCCTACTATGATTTACCGGCAATGGTTACTGCTAAACTTACAGATTATTATCTTCAATGTGAATTTGCCCCGTCAAAAGACAAGAAAAAACAAATTCAGGTGTTATGACCCATACTTTTATAGCCATGTGGGACTGCAATGGTCTTGAATACCTCGATGACGTCACTGCAGATGAACAACGAGTCATGTGGGAACGACTACAAGGCAAGTCCAGCCCAAGACATGCACTTGCTAACCCATTCCATCTCAGACTCAGGGCACAGGCAAACCCTCAGCGCAACTACGAGATTTACTTGTTTTCTGTTGATGATGGAATAACCAAACAGGATCTAGTGGAAGCATTTGATACAAATCCCCAATACATAGTGGATCATATACGCAAAAATGGCGAATGTTTTTACAGTGACCGCAACACCAACAAAAGAGTGATTGCCTAGGTTGACAACTGCTTTGTTTTTTAGTACAATTACAACTGTTTGATAGAGTGGCTTCGTGCTGTTTTAAAAAACAATTTTATTAATTTTAAAGGAAATTCAAATGACAACAACTGTCAATGCTATCACTTTGCCTCGTACTGTGAACAGAGGTGCCAATCCGTTTGCACCCATTGTGCTACAACAAAATCGTCGACTTACTCCTAACCAGGCTCGGGCCATTTATGTGCCGCTGACTCAAAGAGCCGCAAAGGCCAATGCCAATACCAAGGTTCAAAAAGCCGTTGCAGATTTAAAAGCTCGTCTTGCTGGACAAACATATACACAGGAGCATTTTGGTGAACTCCTGCTGGTACCAGCCAGTGAAATTGACATCAATGTTGAGATCCAACGTGATGAGGAAGCCGACCATCAAGCAGACATTCTTGAACGTTTTGATCCACGCATTATCATGCCTGTGATGTGCACCAAATTGGCCAATGGTAGATACAGTGCCTGGGAAGGCCAGCAAAGTTCTTGTATCATATTCCACTTGATGCAGGCTGGATTGGTCAGCCCAGACCATTTGATCCAGATCAAATCTTTTGATGAAGACATGGCAGTTCCTGGCAGTGATCTCAAAGGCGAAGCAGTAGGCAACTATGGATTCCGACAGATCAATGGTGGCATGCGCAAACCCATTGATGCATTTCACCTGCATCGCAGTCGTGTAAACGGTGTTAGACTGTACAATTCAGAATTTACTGAAGATGTGCAAAGTGAAGAAATCCAGCAGATACTTGAAAACAACAGTATGTTTCCGGCCAAGGCCAGTGCAGCTCAAAGCAATCAGGCCACACCGGGCATGGTCACATACCTGCATGGTTGTAACTTGATTGCTGGACACGGCACAGAACAAAAAGTGTTTGATTTGGCCAAGCAAGATTTGGACTGGGCACTAGCCTGGCACAATCGCTATTACCCAAACGAAAAAGGTGTAGATGGCGGTTTTATTTTGGCATTTGGTCGACTGCATCATGCGGCTCGTGTCAACAAACCTGCAGTCAAACTGGATGCAGCAATGGAAAATGATCTGTTCAACATGTTCAAAACACTGTATGGTTCACCCAAGGCCTTTCATAAAGATTGTAAACAACGTCTGGAGTCATTTCAGTATGCCAACAATCTAAACAAATCCTGGAGTGACAGTTGTCTCACTCCAATTTTGGTGCTGGACTATCTTGATGCCAAAAAGTATGCTGGCAAATTGAACATGCCTGTGGTACCTGGTATGAATCTGTATGCAGGAATCTAAACCTTATTACTTTTATCTGTGGCGCCATCGTTTTGTTGATGATGCTACAGATAACATCCTAACCAGGACTTGTTTTGGCATCACTGGCAACCCAACAGGCCGTACACAAGGCTACGAAGGTCATGTTGGGCACACAGTAAAATTCACAGGTTTATGGACAGGTCCAGAACGGCTTGTACGTGAACTAGAAAACAGAATCAAATCTGATTTTTATCAACACATTGTAACAGGCACTAATGGATTTAGATACGAGTGGATCAACGAAAACATTGACCATCAAGCGGTACACGGATGGGTAGAATGGGAAATAGAAAATACATTCATTGGAATAGAACGTGTCACTGATTGAAACCTATTACAATAACATCTGTGCAGAGTGGGGAGTGATCCCCACTTCTGACGAATACACTGGTTACGAATCTGTAGATAGTCAACTCCGAGTGTTGAGCAAACAGGCATGGACTGCTGCAGACGATGCCGGCAAAGAAGCCATACAAGAAGCGGCATTTCAAATATATAGATCAGTTGGCATTGTTCCTATAACTTATTACAGTTTAGAAGGATGTCGTCAACAGATTCATGCAGTGGCTGCGGCAAAAAAATCGGTTAAAAATAGCACTTTGGCCATTGGCGGTTCAGCAGGATCAGCATTTGGCCGTTTTTGGTTTCCCAACATGCAGGATGCCAAATGGAACAACAATGACACTGTGAGTATTCGGTCACGGTTCAATCATGACAACAAACTCAGACGTGCCATTAAGATCTGTTACAAGTTCCGTGACAATGGAGATCAAGCAGTTCATCCTCGGAGTCTTAGAACCGCACTGGAATTGGTCAACGGCGGTACCATACAGAATTTCAAGCCAATGAATGCTCAGGCCATATGGGAATACATTTGTCCGGTGTTTCGCGGGCAAGTGTTGGATTTTAGCTCAGGCTACGGTGGCCGCATGCTGGGAGCATTGACCAGTAATCTACGCTATCATTATTCGGGTATAGATCCCAACACTCGCACCTATCAAGGTCTCGTGGCACTGGGCGAATTGATCACTGATTGTGGAATGGGTGCCGGATATGAAATGCACAACTGCGGCAGTGAAGAACTGGAGTCAGCACCTGACGCATACGATGCAGCATTTTCAAGTCCGCCTTATTTCAATCTGGAAACCTACTGCGATGAACCCACTCAGTGCATGAATCGCTATCGTAACCTTGATGCTTGGTTTGAATCTTATGTTGTGCCCACATTGCAAATGATACATCGCAGCTTGTGTTCAGATGGCATATATGCAGTAAACATAGCAGATTATAAAAATGGCAAAGAGCAGTTTGAAATTGTGGATCGATGGAAAGAAATAAGCAAGCAGGTCGGTTTTGAATACCAAGAAACTGTGAACATGTTATTGACCACACGACCCGGAGTAGGAAATAACAGAGCTGAGCAGGCTACAAAATCTGAAGGCATTTATATTTTTACCAAAAAACAATAGTTTGTCAACTAAATGTGTTGCCCAGGCGTTGTATATATGTAGGGATAGAAATTTCTACATTAACCAAAAAGGAAACTTATCATGAAATTAGTCGCAACTTTGATCGCTTCAGCATTTGCTGTCTCTGCTTTTGCCGCAGAACCTGCCAAGAAAGAAGAAAAGAAAGCTGATGCCAAGCCTGCTGCCACAGCACCTGCTAAACCAGCTGCCGCACCTGCACCAGCAACGCCTGCCAAAAGTGAGCCTGCTAAGAAGGACGCACCTAAAGCAGACGCCAAGGCAGCTGCACCGGCATCCAAATAATCTAGATGACAATGATGACTTCATAATAGACGATGAAGTCACATTTGGACGTAATCGCAGGAGTTTAGAGTTTGGAAAAGTAGTACACGATGATGAAGAACTTTCTGATTATGTCCAAGATAGATTAGCATTGGCAAGATCCTTGGCAATGCAAGCATACAAAAAAGCCCACGCTACGTAAAAGTGCCTGGGCTTTTTATTTGAATATATACACTATGTTAGAATATGAACTGTCACAAACAGGCATTGGGTCAACACTGTCAATATTGTCAATGCTGTTGCATTCTGGAGAACCCATTACTCTGCATACGCCAGCATCAAACACAACTCTTAGAGAAATAAAAAAAATCTTTCAAATTGAACAATTGACCATTGTTGACAAACAGGCATTGGAAGATGATCTAATATTAAAATGCACAGACAAAGGTAAATTTTTTAGTCCGTATCTTCATAATGATAATTTGGCTTTGTTTGGTAAACAATATCCTATCTCTGACCAGCGCAAACCATGCATTGGATTGGCCACCTGGGACCTGCAGTATGAATTTGCAAACAATGCATTTCCTTACAATCGATTATATTCAAAAGAATTCTGGAGTGAAATTTTTCAGTTGGCGCAATCAGCGGGATATGATGTCATAACATTTAACAGATTAGATACCAGCATTGAACAAAAAGTCTGGCAGCTAAATGAACTATGTGATTGTGTGATTGGCTACGAAGGCGGCATGTGTCATCTTGCTCACACATTGTCAATCCCTACTGTAATAATGCCCTGGCATCATTATGAGGATGGACGTTCTCCTGACTCTGATATGTTTTATGTACCACAAAAATTACACCTAGATCCCAAAACTTATTTTGTCAAAGACGAGCAAGAAATACTGTCTTGGACTCCAACATATTTTGCTGAACTAATAACACAGTTGCACGACAGTCAGGGAAATAGTGTATTTTTTAATAGTGACCTTATTATAAGCCCGCCCAATCTTAAAAGTGTTGCAATAAAAACTGTTGATGGACAAGAGTTAAACATAGTGTTGTCACAGTTTGAATTAGATTTCATTAAAAAATACATAAAAAATATTGCAATTGCCGGAATCAAATATTCCATATAAAGTAGGATAATATGTCACGAATAATAGCGTTTGGAGATAGTTTTGTTGTGGGCGACCAAGATGATTTTGGCCCTGCTGATATAAACTACAATCCAAAATTTCCACCAACACACAACATGCCGCCGATTGAAAGAGAAGAATATCTTAAAAACAATGTTAGTTTTGCGGCCATTATTGCAAAAAAATTAAATTGCGAATTTCTTAACAAGGCAGGAAGAGGACATAGCAATTTTTACCAGTTGGATAGATTAATGAGAATTATCTACAATGGATTATTAACAGAAAAAGACACAATATTGTTTGGGATTACCACCACCTATAGAGATAGAAGAAGTCTGTCAGTCAATAATAAAGGTATAAATGACAATGGATTAGTAGAAAATCAGAATTTACGTTTTGTTGAGATATTTGATTTATTTTATATTATATCTGCATTGGATCAAATATCTAAGAAATACAAAGTAAATATAATCAAATTTAATTTATTTGATAATCCATTGTATAGTTTTGAAGATCATTTAAATAGTTTTGATAAGATTCTTGAAACTGACAATTTCTTGGGTCATCAGTTTAATAATAATACTCTAGTAGATATACTCAATGATACTTGGGGGCAAAATTATAATAAAAGGCCACCTTATCACACTGAATTAACAGTATCGGATGCATACAAAAAATATTATACATGGAATAATCATCCTTCAATATTGGGACATCAGAAAATTGCAGATTGGTTTTTACAAAATATCAACTGGTCCGATTTAATAAAGTAGTGCTAAAAAACAACACCTAAAACCCTGTATTTTATAGGGGTTTTTTGTGGCTAAAATACAACAAAATTTTGGTTGACCCAAAATGCCCGATTTGCTATAATACTAACATGAAGACAAGAAAACGCCGTCAAGACACCAAGCATGCAGTTTACATGTTAGTAAACACTAACACCAATGAGTCATATATTGGCATCACTGTATGCGGCTCGCAAGTAAAAAAAGCATTGAAAGTTCGCTTCCAAAAGCATGTGCGTCGCGCACTGACTGAAAACAAAACGTGGGCTTTATGCAACAGCATCCGCGAACACGGAGCAGAAGCTTTTGCAGTACTTTTAGTTGACATTGTGCGTGGACGCAAACCAGCTCATGCAGTAGAACGCGAGCTAATCAATGGCGAAAATCCAGCTCTGAACAGTCACTAAACGGTTGACCCAAAACACAAGATCGGTTATAATAACAGCATGTTAAGCAAAAAGGAGTTCAAAATGGTAGATGAAAAGTACAAATCTCAGTTTTATTTAGACTGGACCAATGATGAAACTGGTCCAGTTGCTCGCTGGCATTCCAACGATAAAATTCCTTTTGCAGACATGTTGCAAAATTTTGTAGATGCTGGTTGGATGGATGCTCAGATACAATCCAACAGTTTGGCTCAACGCATAATTGAAGACCGTGCCGCTATTGAAGCTTATCGTGCCAACTATCGTGGTCCTAGCACAGAAGAAATGTTAGAAGCCCGCGCCGAATTTGGCCCTGGTGCCCGAGTGGTAAATGTGTTGACCGGCGCATCATATACAGTTTAAGGAGAGACAGATGTTTACAGTATGGGAAGACATGACACAATTAGAGCAGGCCCAAGCTACCTTTTGGGACATGTATAAAGATGCTTACGGCTTCCGTCCCCGTCACATTGACACCTCTACCTGGACTCTTGAGCAGTTCGATGCAGAGTTCGAAGGTCTCGGTGTAGCAATCGATGCGGCCGACCAAGAACGCAAAACAGCCGAAGCTCGGGCTGTAGAAACATTTGAGCGCCGTGTTGCTGAATTGATCAGCATGGGTGCCAAAGACTTGGCCATGGCCATGCGTTGGATCCACGAAGCAGAAGAGACCAACGGTGACGACAGTTACCTTGCTTGGACACTGGGCTTGCCCTATATGTACTTCCGCAAAGCGGGTTAAGGAGAATTCAATGAAGACAGGTTACAAAGCAGAATACAATGGTTGTACATACGAAGTCGAGCACGGTGATGCGTTTGATCGTGGTTCAGCAGACAGCTACTACGGTCGCCCACGTAGACCGCACAAAGGCGGAGTGGGTGGTGATTCGGGTTCTTTAAACATAAACCTTACACCGCAAGAGATTGCAGACTACATGGCCGGTTACGACTGGAACGAAGCCGACGGCAACAAAAAGGATTGGTAATGAATGATTTAGAATTGCATGGGCTGAACGCTCGCCAACAGGTGCTGGCAGACATCATGTGGAGTCTTGAAGAATACGACCAAGTTCAGGCCTTTATCAACACCTTGCCCAAGCGAGAAAAGATTGAGTGTGAAGGCATCATTGAAATGATGAAAATGGCCGTAGTTGAACAATGCCGCACTGGCGTTGAAAACACCAAAGAAGCTGATAAAATTATTAAACAAATACGTTCTAAAAAGGATTGATATGGGACAGATGAAATCATTGTTTGTGGAGTTTTTAGAGAAATACGAATCATGCACTCCGGAAGAAATTCAGGAAGAGCTAGACCTGTACAATAGTCTGCAGAGTCGAGGTGTGACTGACGAAATTCGTATTTCATTCTTGGAACAATTATTGACTAATAAAGAGGTGGCATAATGGATATCAAAGAAATCAACAATGCAATCATGTTCAATGGATTAACCAATGAGCAGTTGGAATCTGTTATGATGGCAGTGAAATTTGCTCGAACCCAACTGGTAATCAACAACAAACGGTCGTTGTGTATTGGGGATCGTGTTAAGTTTACCAGCAATCGCAATGGCCGTACTTATCTTGGCACAGTTGAAAAAATTGCCATCAAGTATATCACAGTTCACACCGGCGGCTCTTTGTTTAGAGTTCCAGCAAACATGTTAGAGGCGGCATGATAGCCGAGTTAAATTGTTTTTTGTAGTGTATCGGGTGAAATCGGGTCACTGCATAAGTGTGTATGATCGCGAAAGTTCAGCCAAGGCTCAGGTCACACGAAATAATCGTGTCCTGATGATGGATATATTACGGGGTGAAAACCGACCAATTAATTGGTGGCCAGGCCGTCGAGAAGAATGGGCCTATTGCAATTATGCAGACTATGCAGCCCATTTTTACAAGGCCTACAAAGCCAAATAAGTGTTGCAAAAAAACAACACAAAAAGGTTGACCAAAAACACCCGTTTTGCTATAATAGAAGTATAGTAAGAAACAAGGAGTTAAAGATGACTTTAAGATACGAAACAGTTGGTGAAATGATCACTCAGCACCAGCAAGAAAAATTTGAAAGCGATGTAACTTACATTGTTCGTCCGTTGCTAAATGACAACGAACATGCTGGTTTTTTTGGAGAAACTGGCACCTTGTTTGCTGCTTGTTCTGAGTTGACTGCCCAGACCATTTTTGACCGATTGATCCTGGAATTTGGTGTGGGAAAAGTGCAACTCAACGGCCCAATTCAAGGCGAATACGCCTATGATTTTGTGTGAAAACGGTTGACCAAAAATACCCAATTTGTTATAATAACAGCATAGTAAGTAAAAAGGAGATAGTTATGCAAGCAGTCGCAACAGTGATCACAGAGCAGTTGGTACAAGACGCTACCAACGAAGCAGGCATCCAAGCCCGTACTGCCGCCAAGGCATTCCACGCCAAGCATGGCGATCGTGATGCTTGTGGCTTTGCCTGGGTTAACGTCTACGGCGTTCGCTCAAACAGCAAGCTGGGCAAGTGGTTGGCAGCCGCAGGCTTCCGCAAAGACTACACGGGTGCCTTGTGCCTGTGGAACCCCAGTGGTTTCCCTACACAAAGCATCAGCATCTTGGAAGCCGGCGCCGAAGCCTACGCCGAAGTACTGAAGAACAAGCTGGGTCTGGATCGTGTTTACGCAGGTTCACGGTTAGATTGATTGACCAATAAATTCCGATCTGTTATAATACTTGTATAGTAATTAAAAAGGAGTTCAAGATGAGTTATGTAATTGTTGCCAAAGGTACTGGTCTTATTGTCACAGACGGTCCCAACCGAACTCGTGCCTACAAAACTTTTGGTGCCGCCAAAGCCACCCGCACTCGTCTGTGTAACAAGGCAGGTTGGAACGAAAGCCAACTGAACATTGTAGATCGCGGCACTTACACTGCACCCCGGATCACTGTTCGCAATTTAATGACAGGCAAGCCGGTAGAGATTGATGCAGACACTCCGTGGTCATGCAACCCGGCTTCGGAAACTTATTGGAGCATGTGATGACAGATTTAGAAATTATTGTAACAACAGCAGTGGTCGTTGTGATCTTTGCTGTGAAGGTTTGGATTCTCACAAAGATTTAAGGCAACAAAAGGAGCAAAAAGATGCAATATTATATGCCAGGCAAATACCCAAAATCAACTCGTTCAGCCGCACCCGGTACCAAGTATCCAGTGGCCCTGGTTTGGGCAGCGGCCATTGCAGCACATCGTATCAATGATAACCGTTATATCAAGGCCACTGAATGGGATCACCAAGCAGATCCACCTGTGTTGAAATTTAAAACCAGTCGCGAAGTGTTTGCAGAATTGCTGACTGACCCAACTCAGTTGACTGCCGAAGATTACCAAGCTGGTCAAGAGTGTTTGGATTGGGTGCGTGGTGACTTCACTGTCAAAGCCCTAAAAGGTCAATTGAGCGAATTTGATCTAAGTGTGCAAAAGGTCGTTGCAGTAGAGGAAAGTTTTGATTCCAATTTGGATCGACTGGCCTTGGCCATTGTTCCATGCTTGCCAGCAAGCCAAGCTCGTGGCCAGGCTCGTGCAGAAACAGATTCGAGACTGCGTCAAACTGCCAATGAACACATTGGCCGTGTGGGTGAAAAAGTCAGTTTAGAAGTAGAAGTTTTGAGAGCTTCTTACAGCGCCAACTACAATGTTTGGTTTGTAGCTGCGGTTGATAGTCAAAATCGTAGTGTGTTTTTTAGCTACCGCGCTCCTATTGAAACAGGACCCGGTACAAAGATCCGTGGCACTGTCAAAGCTCACCGTGACAATAACACCACCCAACTCAACCGTGTGAGCATTATCTAAGGAAATATCATGAGCAAACTCATAATTGGATTCATTTTAGGCTTGGTGGTCAGTGCCGTTGGATTTTCGGGCATTGCTCGAATGTTTGACAAGGGCGTTCAGACCATCCAAACTCAAAGCAAAGAATTGGCCCAGTGATTCGGGCAAACCCAATCAAAATTATTGCAAAAAGACTTGACCATAAACTGTTCTTTTGCTATAATATTGATATGTTGTGTGACAAGCAACATGTATTTTAACTTAAACTTTATAGGCAACTTTGAAAGGCAACACCATGTCAACAACTGAAAAACTCTTCTCCGTCGCAGGCACTGCAACTAATCCTGATGGCACTACCAAAGCTCGCTTTGCGAATGATTTGGTATCTCGTCATAAGATTTTGAACAAGTCTGGTTGCACAGATATCAATCTGATTGAACTTCCACATGCAATGACCAAATTGCAGGCTTTGCAGTTCTTGCAAGACACACAGGGCTACACTGGCGATGCCAGCTATGCAGTAGCCAACAAATTGGCAGAAAAAACCAAACTTGCCAAGAAAGGCGAATTGACTGTCAGTGCTTCAAGTGTGAAGTCTGGCAAAACACCTGCCAAGGCTGTTAACTCAGCAGTAGAAGCCTAATAGGAATCTACTCCAACACAATGGCACTTCGGTGCCATTTTTTACGATTTTTAAATCTGTCATAATTAATTGTATGCTCGATGAAAACACCCAAGAAGAAATAATCCGTATAGCTACCATGCATCTCATGTTGGTATTGTATCGAGAAGGTATAACTAAAATCCATATGGGCGGTCTCATGCGTGTTTTGGGTGTGCCCAATGACACTGCAGCTGAACACGACAATGAAGAAGTCATAATAGACGATGAATTTGCTAAATATGTTGAGCAATTGACTGCGCTTGCTTGTAGTCAGCCTGCCAATCAATCCTTGCACTAAATGTCCCAACCCAAAGATAAACATGGTGAAGCCATGTTTATAATATTACTCAGAACGTCTCAGGCTAGAAATTTATTCACTGCCTGGATCAACGACAATAAAAATGCTCGTGCCAGAATCGATGATGGACGTATGTATTTGTTTGATCATAATTCATTGAACTTGTTTATGGTGACCTGGCGCCACAATTGGGACGATGTAACTATATGGGATACTTGGAATCGTCGACACATACATGGGTGATTTATGTCGCAATTTATAAAATTACAAGTTTCGTTCCCTCCTGGAGCAGGAGGCAATTGGCTTGCAAGTGTGTTAAGTTATTGTGTTTACCCTGATTATAGTTGGGCAGCTCAAAAAATAAATTTTCATAACATATATAAAATTGAGTTAGGTCACCATCCAATGATTACAGATAATACATTGTCCATTGGAAATAACTCTTACAAATATAATTTTTGGAAATTATATCTGCATAAACAAATATTACGCAACTCCAAGTACACACGTATTGGAGGGAAAAAATTTATAGTAAATCCTCACAAACAAACTATTAACAACAAAGATAATTTTTTCTGGTTAATTGATCAATGTAGATGTATACAAAACTATCAATGTCCTGGAAAATTTCAAATTGATTGGCAAGATTTATTTGTTGATCCTAATCGTGCCTGGACTGCTATCTGTAATTTCCTTGAATACAATCACAAAAAAAATCATATTGATTTTCCTCAATTTAAAATTGCATTAGATAGCTATACAAAAACTTGCCAGGTTGTAAATTACAAAACAAATGTTAATCATAGGTTGTTTTTAATATGGAGTTTGGCATTTTTACAAAATAATAATTACACTGCACCATTTGATGTATTTGAAAAATTCGGGTCGGAAGAAATGACGACCTGGGTTCATAAATTCCGCCCGATGATTTTAGAGTACACACAGCAAAATACGTTTTCAATTTGATTAAACAAAATTTGACAAGTGTGCAAAATGTTGTATAATTACTATACATTTAAAGGAAACACAAATGACACAACATGAACAAATCGTAGCCGCTTATGAAACTTACCTTGCCGAAAATGCCAAGTTTACAGAAAAAGGTGTCAAAGCCGCAGCGGCCCGTGCTAGAAAAGCCCTGCAGGAAATGAGCAAAGGTATCAAAGAGCGTCGTAAAGAAATTACCGCTGAAAAAGAAACATTAGCAACTGCCAAACCCTAATCCGGGTACCGCTTTGTAAATACTGCTGGTTGAATATAAAAGTAATTGCATGGATTTAGCAAAATCTAACAACACCACTCACTACAGTGAAGATACCATTTCTATAGATTCAATAGACGCACCTGCTACCATTGGTGCTATTGACTCTATAACTGTATCATCACTTGGTAACACAACTGGTACCTACTCCATTGACAATCCTTACTTAATCAATGGTGGTAGCACTATTAGTGCGGTCACAGGGGCCAACGGCTACAGTTATGCCAACTGGAACACACAGGCTGGCACCATTGTTCCCAGCGGAACAATCAGTCTCCAAGGTGAAAATGCTGACATCCGGGTCAACGGTGTAAGCCTGATGGATACATTAAACACCATTGCAGAACGCTTGAATATTTTACACCCAAACCCAGAACTAGAAACAGAATGGGATCAACTTCGAGAACTTGGCGAGCAGTACCGAGAACTAGAAAAACAACTTAAAGAAAAATCAGAGATGTGGGAAAAGCTAACTGCAATGCCACCACCGATTGTTGATTAAGTGTGTAGTTAACGACAAAAATGTACCAGAATTTCCGGTATAACAGTCCATTAACAAAGTCAGAACTAAGTATTTGCGGGGGCAGAAAACCCAATCTGCTAATTTATATATTGGCAATAGGTCACAATCATACATCTGCCCCTTCTTATCAATCCAGTTAAAAGGAGAACAAGTTGAATAATTCAACCAACAGCATCTGCACCATCTTAGAAACATGGGGTAGTGTATTAGTAAAATTTGTAAGTCTCTTGATGGTTATTATGATAGTGGTAAATTTTACAACTTATCATCTTGACAATCTAAAAGCAAACAACGCATTACATAAACCAGAACATGTGAGCGCAAAAGAGCGCACCCAACAATTAGAATGCCTGACTCGTAATATCTATTGGGAAGCAGCTGGTGAGCCGTTTGAAGGTAAAGTAGCAGTGGCACAGGTTACTATGAATCGAGTGGACAGTGGAAAATTTGCCAGCAATGTGTGCGGAGTAGTTTATCAAAAGAACATTGTATACGAAAAGGTAATTTGTCAGTTCAGCTGGTACTGTGAAGGCACACACAAAACTAAATCTGTGCATGGAGCCATGTGGAAAGAAAGCGAAGAAGTAGCCAAAAAAGTACTGCTTGAAGGTTTTCGATTGCCTAGTTTACAAAAGGCCATGTATTTTCATGCAGTGCATATAAAACCACAATGGGGTAAACCTGTTGTTGCTCAAATTGGAAATCACATCTTTTACGGAGAAAAAATATGAAATTTGGATTAACTTTTATTGAATCTGCAGTTCAAGGATTTAGACAATTTATTGACGAACATTTACCTAAAATTTCAGCTGAAACGCTGGGATGGTTGGCCACTGTTATTATTCATTGTGCAACCATCCCTACTTTGTTGAGCCTATTAACCGGACTCAGTGACCGCACACCCAATTTGGACATTGTGCTATTCATGTGGGCAGGACTTATCCTAATGTTTGGCCGAGCAGTCATACTCAAAGACGCACTTAACATCATTACCATTGGTATGGGATTTATGGCACAGGCTGTTTTAATGGCTCTAATACTATTCAAATGATTGAAAATTTATTTGTTATATTTGCACCAGGACTTGGCGGCAATCATCTAGCAAATTTAATTGGATTATCTAGTAGATTTACACGCAATACTGATCTTAGTAAATATCGGCCGGGCATAAAAACTGCACATCTGGCTGATATATCAAATCTACAAGAAAAATCTTTGTTGGATAATTTGCCACAGTTACAGATCCAAAGCAACGTGTTATGTGGACATTTAGCAGAATATCTTTGGATACAACAAAAACAAATTGATAAATTTTTTATAAATCGTAAATTTTTAATAATAACATTTCCAAAAAAAAATACTGCAGCTTATGATAGGCTGCTAAAATTTTGTCCAAATTTTAAGAACTATTGGTTCCATGAACAAACCAGTTTATACTCTGTTCAATATATGGAAAAATTATTTGGTGAAAAAGATTTTTTTACACTGAATGCTGAAGATATATTTACAGAACAAGTTGATCAAATAATCAAATTTATAGAATCAGAACTTGTTACGCAAATTGATGCAAAACTTGCCCAAAAGTTGCACACTATATGGTATAAATCAGTAACAGGTTGACCAATAACTAATAACTTGTTATAATTGACTATTCACACATGATTACAGGATAAATTATGAGCATGCATTTACACCATCCTTCGTTGAGTCTAAATGGTAAACGCAAGGGCAAGATAAAATTTCGTAATGCCGATGAAGCACGTAAGGCCCGTGAGCTAGATGCGTCATGGAAAGAATTGCTTAAAAAACAAGGCATCGAAGCTGAAGAAAAAAAGCGTAGTCGTGCCATGAAAGCAGAGACCTTGACTTATAGCCTTCCTACTCCTATAGGTCGTACAGATACAAAACATATTCCTAGTTTAAATTCAGGCGCCGGTGTTGCCACAGTAGCACCAGCAAAAGTTTACACAGGCACCAAAGTCAAAGGTATTGCTACAATGCATAAATCAAATGCAGTACCGGTTTTCAGTGACGAACAAGCCATAGATATTTCAAGGATGAGACGATGAAATTTGACCTACAAGCATTTAATAAAAGCGAAACTTGGCGTTTACTCCAGGGCAACGCTGGCAATTGGTACCAAGAAGCCAGTGAGCCGGACCGGCAAAAATTGCAAAATTGGATGTATGGTATGCTCAATGAATCCACAGTTCAAATTGAGTTTACCAAAGCTGATGGAAGTATGCGCTCAATGACCTGCACTTTAAACGAGACCTTGGGTGCTAAACATGTAAATAAAGAGCCTGTAAACCAATCCAAAACCGTAGACAAAAAAGAAACCTGTGCAGTTTGGGATTGCAACGCCAATGGGTGGCGTAGTTTCAGATGGGATAGATTACAAAAGATAGCGGTCACAATTGAGTAAAGACGATTTTATAAAGATGGATGGTGTGGTAATAGAAGTGTTACGAAACACTACATACCGAGTAAAACTAACAGGTATTGAAAATACTGTACTAGCCTCATTGAATGGGCGTATGCGCCAAAACAACATCAAAGTATTGGCTGGTGATATAGTAGAGATGGAGTTTAGTCCTTACGATGTAACTCGTGGACGCATAGTAAGACGTAGATAATTTAAAATTTAAATTTATTTAATAGATAATCGGCTGCTATCCGATGCGAAGATTGTTTTGGATGCGACCCGTTGAATTCATAATTATTCTTTTTACACCAGGTTAAAAATCCATGATTATCAAACAACACCACACGATTCCAATCAATTAGAATTTTCAATGAACTGATATAATTATCCGGTTCTGCTAACAAATTACTGGCAATGATATCGTCGTAGTCAAATGTAAACATGTAAGGTATACCACGAGCAACAAGGAATGTCTGTGCTAATATAATTTCCTTCAAGGATGAAGATATTCCGGTATACTCCCATTGGCCAGGACCTTGATACCAGTGTTCTTCAAATCCGCAACCGGGTTTGTATGTTGCCCTGCTGGTACCCACCCATCCTTGTTCAGTTCTGAACTCGTGTCGTATAGTTGTTGTCCAATCCACCAGCACAAAATCATCAGATTCGTAGCTTTGGTATAACACCATTCTGGCAATTTTGTGATTGGAATTGACAGGTTTGATTCGTGACACATAATCACGAGACAGATGTGTTGCTATCAACTCTGGAAATGAGTTTTTTTCCATTATAATACTGGATCCAAATGCAACAAGTCTAGACATACTAATACCTTTCATTTAACCAGATTCGAGAAATTTTTCCAGACGGACTCACTGGTATCAAGTCAATCTGTTCTAGCACTCGTGGCCAACAATGTTGTCCTAGGCCAATTAAAAAATCTTTAATGGTCTGTGAATCACAGGTGCCAGTGTACAAACACTTGACACAATCTGTGCCAAAAATCACACAGTCTGTGAGATTGTCAATGTTGGATTTCAGTTGATATTCCAAGCTCACTGGATTAACTTTGATGCCGCGAACATTGATTTGATCTTTGCTGCGCCCTAATATACGATAATATCCAGCCTCATCACGATCGGCCAAATCGCCAGTGTCGTACCATCCAGGAGCAAACACAGTAGAACCTTGAATGTAGAGATGTCCGTCCACAATATCAGCTTCTATTCCGTCGGGCAAACCCACAGTGCCCGGTCGTTGTTCTCCATGCAAAGGATTGGTAAAACATTGACTCAAGGACTCAGTCATACCAAATGCTTCTATCACAGGCACCTGATATTTTTCTGACAGATGCTGATACAATTCCGTGGGCAAAGCCGCACTGGCAGATCTTATAAATCTCAAATGATCAAAATCCATTTGAGAAATAACTCGTAAAAAATCAGGAATAGCACTGATAAAAGTTGGATCATAGTCAGGCATGGACTTGATATTTTTTACAGGCATATAGTGTATTTCGCACCGGGCCTGTTGTATAGCCCAATACATTCCTTGTCCGTGTGCATGCCACAGAGGCATTATGCTGACATACCGATCATTTGCAGTGATATCATAGGCAGAACAGATTCGCTGAGCCAATGTATTCACTTGATCTTGAGTAAAACTACAAAACTTGCTGTCTCCGGTGGTACCACTGGTATACCAAAGCAAGCGTTCGTTGCAGTAGTCCGCACCGTCTCTGTAGCTTTCACCTTGGTTGGTGATTAATAAACTATAGTCAGCATTGTCTAATAAATATTTTTGTCTTGATGCAGCCGCATCAGGATTGATGATCATGATACTGTAATCATCTAATTGATTGATATAATCCTGAGGGTTGTTTGCACAAATAACTGCTCGTTTCATGTCAATACTTATTGGCTCAAAATAAACAAGTAAAAGAAAATGACAACTAAAAAAATTATAGGATTTGGCGATAGTTTTGTCTATGGCTCAGAACAAGAAAACAACGACGACGGATCTTTGGGATGGCCGGGTCGCGTTGCCAACAATTTAAATTGTGAATATCATACTAGGGCAAACTCCGGATGTGGGAACGATTACATTGCACAGCAAATTTATTCTTGGTTTGCACAAAATCCAGTTGAAGACACCTTGGCAGTTATAAACTGGACTTGGATCAGTCGTTGGGATTATTATGTTTTTGACCATAAAACTTGGATTACCTTTGGCCCTACTTGTGTGCCAGCACGTCTTAAAGACTTGGTAGACCGCACTCAGGCTAAAGAAATGGTCGAGTTTTATCATTCACGAATCAATGCTGGCATACTATGGAATAAATTACGAAATTTACAAATAATATATGCGGCACAATCATATATGAAACAAAAAAATATCAATTGCATACAAACCTACATGGATTATGACATGTTTGATATTTCTTGTGAACACAAGGATTTGACTCCCGATTACATCAACGAACTGCAAAAACTAGTATATCCAGAACTAGAATTATTTGAAGGGCAAAATTTTGTAGACTGGTCCAGAAAAAATGGATTTTTTGTGTCCAAGGGAGGAATGCATCCATTGGAAGATGCACACATTGCCGCGGCAGCTCTGTGGCAAAACCGATATGCAAATGCACTAGGCGCATAAATACCCATATGCACTACGAAATACGACAAGATTTAAATCTAGTAGAGGCCAGTACACGGCCTGCCAAGCTGGAAACTACACCGCTGCCTTACGGTGAGAAAGACCTGGAGCCAGTATTGAGTAAAGAAAGTTTAGAATACCATTACGGGCATTTGGCCAAAGGCTATGCAAAGCGTTACAACGCAGGCGAAGGCAACGCAGATTTTAATCGTGCTGGTAGCTTTTTACACAACAAATTCTTTCCGCAATTGCGCCCGCCCAAAGGCGCCAACCGGCCACGGGGTGCGGTGCTGGCCTTAATTGAAGAGAATTTTAAAACCTATGAAGATTTTAAAATTGCAGTTAAAGAAACAGCAATGAAAATTCAAGGTTCTGGATGGGTGTATTTGAGCACCAATGGCACAATTAAAACTATACCCAACCATGCTGTTCGCACAGACATTTGTGTGCTGATTGATTGGTGGGAGCATGTTTGGGCCACTGATTATCAGTGGGACAAAGAAAAATACCTGGATAATATTTGGAAGATTATCGACTGGGATGTTTGTAACGAAAGACTATGATGACACTGACTGAATCAGCTACAACTAGGATACAAGACCTTATTGCAGAAGAAGGTAATCCTGCACTTAAACTGCGTGTATTTGTACAAGGTGGCG